GGGATAGATACGTCCGTTCGAGTTCTGGAGCGGCTGCGTTTTGCGCGCAACGAGTGGGACAAAGCAAAGGCCACCCAATGAACTGCCCACATTGCAACAGCCCAGCACGCGACGACTGGCCGTGTGAGTTCAGGTGCGGAAGCATCACTCACATCGGCGGTGAATTCTACCGATCAATCAGATGCTTCGGCAACGAGATCGAGCAGCTACGCGCAACGATCAAGACGATGGAGATGGGCATGATGAATACGGGTGGCGCGTCCAAACTTCTTGGTGACTGCAAAACCCGCGACGAGGTTATCGCGTGGCTTCGCTCCGACAACACGTATAAGTCCGGGTGCATATCTATTTCGGCAGCTAGGTTTCTGGCGGACGTGATGGAGGGTAAGCTATGAAATGCGCCCAATGCCAAAGCTGCGCCATCAATCCACACCTTCACGGACGCGACGACACGCGCCTAGACCTCTGCGACGTGTGTTGGTGGAGAAACAGAGCGGAGGCGGCTCAATCCAGATTGGCGATCCTTGGCGAGGCTGGAGACGCGCTTGCGAGATTTGCGGAACAGGAAACGGCAAGAGCCAAGGAGTGGGCAAGATTGAGAAGGTTATTGCCATGAAACACACAATCTCAGTCCTGCAACGTGGCGGCGAGTATCACCGCGTAGCCATGATGAACAGGGACGTTTCACAAAACGACGCCATGAAAGCGGCGTGCAGATTCAGTCATGACGTTGAGCTGTGCGACGTGGTTGTAAGCAAAGGCAGGAAGCACGTCGCGACGTACAGGAATGGGGAAATGATCGCATACATGGGACAGGAGCACACGCCGTGACCTGCGCCAAACCCGAAAAACACTGCCGTTGCGGCGCATGGGTTGTGACAGAAACCGCAACGTTCCGCGACTATGAATGCGGATCAACATGGTGTGAGATTGACGGCTGGGAGTTTACCGAAACATGCATGCAGAACAGGGAGGAATGAGATGAAAACACTAATCGCAGTAGACCCAGGCAAAGGCGGTGGAATCGCCGTCCTAGATCACGAAGGAATCCACCTTCACAATATGCCAAGCAGCCTTGCCGACATCTGCGCGCGGCTTCGCGAATACGGGGTTGCCACCGTGATATTGGAAGAGGTTCCGAAGTACACGGGACAGAACAGGCCGGAGGCCACAACATTTGTCATGGCGCAGAATCTAGGCCGTATTGAAGGCATGGTCACGGCCATCGGCTACCCGCTCGTCCGCGTGCATCCGAAAGCGTGGCAGAAGACTTTCAGCATCAGCCGCGACAAGCAGAAGTCGGACGCGTGGAAGCGGCGATTGAAGGCGCTGGCGTGCGAGTTGTTTCCGCACCTAGATGTGACGCTAAAAACCGCCGACGCGCTCCTGTTGCTGGAGCATGCGAGGAGGGCCAACTTGTGAAACCGCAGCAACCCCTCGATTTCGCCGTCGACATCCCAAACAAATACGAGCGTCAACACATCCGCGAACGTGGGAACGACATCCTTGGCGGACGTAAGCCGAAGATTCAAAAGCGTGGGAAGATTCAGATTGTGAAAGGCGGAGGCGTTTGCGCTCCGTCTAAGTGGACAAAGAAACGATTCAAGAAAACCGTATGAAAGAACTGACATTGCAAGAGGCTGCGCTCGCTTGGGCGCAGGGGAAGAGGGTGGAGGCAACCGGCGGATCTGGGCGAGGGGAGTTTTGCAGCATCTCCAAACCCGGTGAATCATGCGGACGCTGGAGCCCTGCTGTGTTTGGCGTGAGTGACGGTGACAACCACAAATTCCGCCTCGCCCCAGAACCGCCAGCGAAGCGTTACCGCCCGTGGACGCCGGAGGAGGTGCCGGTTGGGGCCGTCACACGCGCCAAGTTTGGCGGCGACGTGCTGATGATTATCGGCAGGCGCGAAAACGGCGCATTGTTGGCCGGTGACAACGGGGAATATCCGCTGAGCGCGCTTCTGGACGCTCGCGAACACTCAACCGACGGCGGGAAAACATGGCTCCCATGCGGAGTGGAGGTGGAGGCGTGAGCAACTTTAACAAGGTCTACCTGATGGGGAACCTGACTCGCGATCCGGAACTCAGGTACACCCCGAAAGGCCACGCGACCGCCAAGCTGGCAATGGCCATCAATCGCAAGTTCCAAGTTGACGGTGAGAACCGTGAAGAGGTCACGTTCGTTGACATTGATGCATGGGGAAAGCAGGCCGAGGCCATCGCCCAATACTGCAAGAAGGGGCGCCCGCTGTTTGTGGAAGGTCGGTTGAAGCTGGACCAGTGGGAAGACAAGACCACGGGGCAGAAGCGGAGCGCGCTAAAGGTCATGCTGGAGCACTTCCAATTTATCGGCGGGAGACCGGCTGACGCGGAAAGATTGTCGGAGCCACGACGCGCCACCGAAACCGCGGCTCCCGCGTCCGCGGAGTTCGCGCAGCAGACGCCTCCAGAAAACCCAGATTCAGACATTCCTTTCTAAAACGAAACATTGCGCCAACTCGTTTTAGAGTCTACAAAAACAGCCGTGAAAAGAACCAAGTGGAACGATGCTGTGATTGCCGATCACATCATGCAGAACTACCGGACAACCGGAAAAATGCCAACCGTAACATTCCTGAAGGAAACAGGGCAGAATGGGCTTTCTGTACAGATCACCAGAACGGGAGGGTTTATTGCATGGGCCGAACGCCTTGGGCTTTCGCGTGAGCATTCGGATTCAGACACAGGATGGGACGGGGAGCGCGAGGTGTGTGAAAAGATTAAAGCTATGGGCTATGTGGTCACAAGGTCTATGGATGTAAAATCTCCATTTGACCTGCTTGTTTCAGAGGTTGTGCGAGTGGACGTTAAGGCGGCCAAGTTCGCAACCTACGGCCCGTGTTCTGGGTGGTTTTACCGAATCGGCAAGATTCCGCAGGCTGACATCATTGCACTTCACCAACTAGACACCGGGGAAACTTACTGGATCCCGTGGGTAATTGTTCCAAGGTCAAACATCACAATCTCGAAAGACGGCGGAAAGTGGGCCGCCTATCGAGAGGCTGCGCGGATCTTGAACAAAACAGTTAACGCAAGGCTGGAAGAGTTTGCTGATTACATGAAGTGACCTATGAGACCCCGAACACCAGACGAAATCCGCAAGCAAGCCGCACGCCTCGCCAAGCAAGGTCATCGCGTGAAAGACATCGCCGCGAAGCTGGACCTCAAACCTCACCATACGTCCCGCATCATCGGCCAGGAACTTGGCAACCGTCAGCGCAACCGAAGCCGCGCAGGCGAGAACAGCAAGCCGGGACCCGTGAGGCGCCTGGACCTGGAAGAAGCCGCATTCAAGGCGGAGATGTTGAGCGGAGGGGCTGAAAGGCTAGTCGGCTCGCTACGCAAGAAAGGCGCGGGGATATGGTATAGCGGCGAGAGGAGGGCGGCGTGACACGCGAGGACCTGAAGCTAGTCGTGGCAGCGAACTTGGAGGAATCAAAATCCAGATGGGCGCATGAGTTGGCGATTGCACTGCAAAGCATGGAGGTTGAAATCGTGACTGAGTTCCTCCCACCAAACGAGCCCATGCGCCAAGTCTACCGCCGCGTGATCCGCTGGGCCAAGACGCAGACGACGGAGGAGGTTGAGAGGGCGCTGAAGGAGGTGGGGTTGTGATCTTGTCACCAGACCGAGTCCGCGAACTCCTAGGCACGCCAAAGCCCGTCGTCAAACACAGGAGAATCGACAACCTCGGCAGACACGTCGCGCTAAAGCTATGGCCAGAGCAACGCGAGGAAATAAGAAGACGACGCGACGCCGGCGAATCAGGCCTGAAGCTGGCGAAGGAGTTTGGTGTTAGTCAGGCGTATGTGAGCATGATTGCGAATGGAAAGAGATAGGTATGATCCACGAAGACATAACCCTCGGACCCGTGCGCCTCATCCTTGGCGACTGCCTCAAGATCGCGCCGACGCTGGAAGGCGTGGACGCGGTGATTACGGACCCGCCGTATGGGATGAACTGGGACACGGACACGACGAGGTTTTCGGGTGGCGGTAGGAAGCGCGGGGATGGTCGCAGTGATTACGCTCCGATCCGCAACGACGCTGAGCCGTTCGACCCGTCGCCATGGGTGCATTTCAAGAAGTGCGTTCTGTTCGGTTCGAATCACTTTGGAAGCCGCCTGCCAGTCGGAACAACGCTGGTGTGGATCAAGCGCAATGACGACGCGTTCCAGTCGTTCCTTTCCGACGCTGAGGTTGCATGGATGAAGGGCGGGCGCGGGATCTACTGCAGAAGGGCGCTTCCGGGACCGAATCAAAAAGGACTGCATCCGACCCAGAAGCCGGTTGAACTGATGTCTTGGTGCATGGACATGGCCAAGGTGCCGAAAGGAGCGCTCATCCTAGACCCCTACATGGGCAGCGGCACAACGATCATCGCCGCAATCAGGACAGGCCGCAGGGCCATCGGCATCGAGATTGACCCGACGCACTACCGGACCGCCGTCGAGCGCGTGAAGCGCGAACTGGCGCAACCTGTGTTCACGTTTGAACCTAGAGCAACGGTTACGCAGAAGGAGATGTTTTGAAAACTCCGGTTTGCACTTTCCACCCGCGTAGATAGAAACGCGACGTCAGCGCAAGGTCCTGAGAAGCCGAGCGAAGACCAACGAAAACTGTAGAATGAACACTTTCCCCGCCCCGTGGCGTAAACCATCGCGTGCTGTTTTCGGGCACCCGCTGCCTTTTTGGCCGCGATTTCTCAGGCGTCACGGCGGCGGGATTTTTAATTCATGAATCCAATCATCGTCGCCTTCGGCGGAGGCGCAAACTCCACCGCGATGCTGGTCGAGATGCACCGCCGAGGAATCCGTCCAGACCTCATCATGTTTGCCGACACCGGAGGCGAACGTCCCGAAACCTACGACGCCGTTTCCATGGTTGACGCGTGGTGCCGGAAGCGGTTCAACCTCGGGATTCAGGTTGTCTGCAAGACCTACCAAGGTAAGCCTGAGACGCTGGAGGACAACTGCCGACGCATGGAAATGCTTCCGTCCATTGCCTATGGTTACAAATCCTGCTCCTTAAAGCACAAAGTCGAACCGCAGGACAAATTTGCCAACCACTGGGAGCCTGCGTTGAGCCAATGGGCAACCGGAGGCAAATGCGAGAAATGGATCGGCTACGACGCGAGCGAGGAACGCCGCGCCAAGATTCGAGAGGACGCCAAGTACACTTTCCGCTACCCGCTCATCGAATGGGGCATCTACCGCGAAGATTGCGTTGCCATCTGCCAATCCGAGGGGCTTCCGTCCGCAAAATCCTCCTGCTTCTTCTGCCCATCCATGAAGCGGCATGAGATCACGCAACTTGCCAAGGAGCACCCCGGCCTCATACGCCGAGCGTTGGAAATGGAAGCCCGCGCAAAACTGACCACCGTTCAAGGCCTTGGGCGTTCGTTCTCGTGGGCGGCATTCCTGCGCGGCGAGGCTGCGCAGTCTAGGTTGTTTGAGGACCATGAGGTTCCGTGCGGGTGTTATGATGGAGGAGATTAAACATTAAAAGTAGATACCAAATATCTACTGTAGATGTTTGTAGATCGCGGTAGATAGCTGTAGAGTCACAAGGAAATGAGCACAACCTTCACCAAGCTCTTCTCGTCCATCACCGAAAGCACCATCTGGGCGGAGCCTGATTCCGTTCGCATTGTCTGGATCACAATGCTTGCAATGGCAGACAGGCATGGGCGCATCTGGGCGTCAATTCCAGGACTTGCCAACCGCGCAAGGGTGTCTCTGGCAGCTTGTGAGGATGCGCTGGACCGCTTCCAGAAGCCGGACAAGTACAGCCGCACGCCCGACCATGAAGGGCGAAGGGTTGAGCCTATCGACGGCGGCTGGAGGCTTCTTAATCATGCTAAGTATCGCGCCATCAGGGATGAAGAGAGCGCGTTGGAGGCAAAGAGGAAGTACGCGGCCAAGAAGAGATCGGAAACGAAAGTAGAAAAAGTAGATCAGAGTAGATCGCCGTCGAACAAGGTGGAGTCGAGTAGAGACAATGCAGAGGCAGATTCAGATGCAGAGGCAGATTCAGAAAAACATATTACACCCCCCAACCCCCTAAAGGGGGCTCTGCCGGACAAGCCGTCAGAAGGCGAGAAGCCTGCGAAGACCAAGAAGCAAAGGAAGCCAACCCAACGCAATCCACTCATCGATGCAATCGTTGAAGCATGCGGTGGCGATATTCCATCGACTACAAGGCCAGCATGGGCACAAGCCGCAACGGCATTGCGAGACATCAAGGAGGTTCAACCCAACGTGACTGCCGAAGACATCAAGGCCAAGGCTTCAACCTACAGGCGCCTTCATCCCGATTGGGACCTGACCTCCTCGGCGCTTGCGAAGCACTGGGGGAGCCTCGTGGAGCGCAAAAAGGACCTGTTTGACGGCGAGGATTGGAGGAAATGCCTGTGAAGGCGTCCGCGCTCGTTTCACCTGCCGACGAAATCGGCATCCTTGGCGCATGCTTCTCTGGCGGCTCCGACGTGCTGGCAGAGGTCCTGTCCGTGGTCACGCTGGACATGATTATTGACGACAGGGTGCGAGATTCCATTGCCGTCCTGTCCGGCATGCTCACGGAGGGCAAACCGATCGACATGGTGAGCCTCGGGCGTGAGTGGCCGACGATCTACCCGCACACGCCTGTCCCGTTTGCGTTCTGGGGCGAGGCTTGGGACGCCTGCCCGTCAGCCGCCAATGCTCCGTACTTCGCCCAAGGCGTCCGAGAAGCCTTCCAACGGCGAAAGATTCACGCCATGGGCCAGGACGTGGCGGCTGGCGCATCCGACCCTTCCGTGGGTTTGGATGCCTTGGCGGGGCGTATAGAGGCGGCGCTGGCCATTTCTGAGCCTACTGGAGCCAAGCCACAGACCTCCCGAGAGGTTGCCCGCGATTTCATCGACGACTTGCAACGTCGCGTTGACCTCGGGGGCAGGCTTTCAGGAGTGACTACTGGCTTTCAGCGACTCGACTGGATGACGGAAGGGATGCAACGCGGCGAAATGTGGGTGATTGGAGCGCGGCCAAGCATCGGCAAGACGGCCATCGCTGTGAACATGCTGGAGGCTTGCGCGGTGCACGGCGAGATCCCATCCATGTTCGTCAGCCACGAGACCAACAACAAGGGGCTGATGCGTCGCATGGTGGCTTCCCTGTCGCGGGTGGAGATGGGAGACCTCAAGGCGGGCAGAATGGACGAGGCGCAGCAACGCCGGATATTTTCAGCCATGTCCAAGGCACAGGCCGCGCCGATCCAATGGCTGCAACTCACCCGCGGCGAAAGCGTGGACGTGGTGTGCGCGCAAATCCGGATGGCCGTTAGACGTCACGGAATCCGCGTGGCCTTCGTGGACTACCTCCAAAAGGTCCCAGCGTCCAAGAGCAACGACAAGCGGACGTATGAGGTTGCGGAGGTCAGCGGGAAGCTGAAAAGTATAGCGGAGTCCACAGGTATAACCTTGGTCGCACTCGCTCAGGTCAACCGCGACAGCGAGAAGGAAAAGCCGCGCATGCCGAAGATTTCTGAGTTGGCAGACTGCGGGCAGATTGAACGTGACGCCGATCTAATCGCGCTCCTCCATAGGGACCGTCACGAGAGGTCTGGGGACGCATGCCTTATCGTGGGCAAGCAGCGGGATGGCGAATGTGGTGTGGTGAATCTTTCGTATGAAGGTGCATTTTGTAGGTTTGAAGAAAGAGAAAGAGAGAGACCGGAATGAGCAAAACTGAGATCGAACTGAGGCAAGCGGCTATGTGGCTTCTGCAAAGGCAACTTGATGCAAACTTCAAGACCGAGAAGGAGGCTTCAAGGCGACTGCTTCAAGCCATTGAGGCAAGCCAAGACACCGAGTTGCGCGAACTGCTGGATCCAAAGCAAAGGAGACCTGAATGAAATCCTTTAACGACGACATCATGAAGTTCATCCGTGAACGCCAAGCGGAGGGTGAACGGAAGTATGGGAAGACCATCGAGCGCGACGACATGCGACCGTCCGCGTGGGCGAATCATGCGTTGGAAGAAATGGCCGATGGCATCCAGTACGCCGCGAGGTGCGTGCAGACGGTCGAGCGATTGGAAGTCGTCGTCGGTTTGGCGCTCAATGAATTTTCTTTCCAAATCGCAAGGCTTCCTGACGGAGAAGAAAGAAATCGAATTGCGAGCGTTGCCAGAAAACTCAACCTCGCATTGGTTGGCCAAGGCAATAAGCCGGTTCAAAGCCTGCCGTGGCATGAGGCTCCTGAGTGGGCGCAGTGGGCGGCGATGGATAAGGATGGGTCGTGGTTCTGGTACGATATGGAGCCGTCAGTTTTAGGCGACCAATGGCATTATGCTGGTCGCACTTGCGATATTTTTGACGCCCCGAAACACCCCGACTGGACCCAATCCAAACAACGGAGGCCGCAATGAGACGACTACCGAGAATCCCTTGGGAGAAAGCCCCTGACTGGGCCAACTACGCCGCCTATCAGCCTACCGGCGCTCTGCGTTGGTTTAGGAAATTACCCAGAAAGGAGCATCTACAATGGAGCACGAACATCCTTGATGACAGGTGTCAAGATCACGTCGCGCTTTCAGAAGGTGAATGGGGAGCTTCTTTGCAGAGGAGGCCGCAATGAGATTCAAAAGCCCGCACGGAGGGCATAAAGTTGAGGCCATTACCGAAACCCTAACTGGCAAGGTTTGGGTTGCTAGGTGCTTAGGCGTTGAAGCGTATGGAAGCACTGAAAACCAAGCGCTGAAGGCGTTGAAGAACATCATGGCGAAACAAGGATGGAGGGTTGTGAAATGAAACCCGCAATCTGGAGCGACGAGAAGGCAACGAACGAAGCCGTGGAGCGCGCCGTCAAAGAGCGCCAGGACTTCGGCGTTTGGTGGCGTGAATGGGCAACGCCAAGGAATGCTGACTTGGGATGGTTGCGGGAGATTGCGTATGAGGCGTGGAAGGCTGGAAGGAGGATGAAATGACAGACCAAGAAATCAACAGGGCGGTCGCGGAGAGTGTGGGGTGGACCCAAATCCGTGAATGCGAAGACTCATTTTTTCAAGGGCTTCTTGTCGGCGTGCGAGGCGACGGGGCGGGGATGGCGGTTCCAGACTTTGCCAACTCATACGAAGCCATCATGCCGCTCGTGAAGACGTTGAAGAAGGGGCGCGAAAACAGGTTTGCTCAAAAGCTGTACAGCTTGATCTATCCAGACTTCGGAACCGATTGGGAGATTTTGCACGTGTCAGGTTGCCACGACCTCATCACCGCCACCCCTCGCCAACTCTGCGAGGCGTATCTTGCCGTGGGAGGGGCTAACGCGTGAACGCTGACCAGATCGTGGACAGGCTTCGGGAGTTGAATTGGCATATTGACGACGATGGGGAGAAGCAGTTGCGGGAGGTGCTTGCAGGGCCGCTACACAATGCTGAAAGCGTGAACACCTACGTGGAGATGGAGCGTGCAATGTGCACCCTGAAGGCCGCGTCTAATGCCGCAACAGCAGCGCGTGATGGGCTCAAGAGCGCGCTAGACGAAGCGCAGAGAGCATTGGATGACATCGAACGGCAACAGGAGATTCTCAGGGATAAAATGAGGGAACTGGAATGAGACAATCAAGACCACGTACAGACACGGCACTCAGGACCACAACGCCTAGCCGTTGGCATATCCAGAAGCCGCAACCAATCACGCGAGAGGAGATTGACGCACTCAGTCACAAGCTCACGCCTGAGGAATGCAGGGCGATCATGAGATGGGCGAAGCTCATGAGATTGGCATGGGGTGGAGACATCATTGACACTCGGGATGGGGATTCAAAAGGGGGGAAATCGTGAACACGTCAAGCGCAATGTGGTGGACTGGTGATGCAATGTGCTGCAATCGTGCGTTTGCATTGCAGATGCAACATTTCCATGGGTTGAACCGCGGGAAGGAATCTTTTTACACGGGAAAAGCCTGCATGAGGCGAAGCTCGTACCCCCTTTGAACACGACCCCAGAAAATCCGCCCATGCGACACACGGAACGCGAAGGGTGGCCCGAGTGGTGCAGCTCCATGGCTCAGGCTGCCGCCGTCATGGGCATTCCGAAGGCGCGGCTAAAAGCAGTGAAGGAGCGCGGTGGCGACGGCTTCGAGAATAGCCGCGTGAACCCTCGGCGCGTTGCTGCATGGATGGATGCGCAGGCAACGGAAATATGGGAGGCGCCTGAAGAGGTGGCTGGGGACACGCCCAAACCCAAGCGAGACCTTAAGGGGGAAATCGACGACCTGGACGAAATGCTGCGTCAGGTTGACCGGCTGGCCATGGACGCCTTCCGCACGGGCGGCGTGCAAATCGGCCTAGAGCTAGCAGCGCAACGCGGAAGCCTCGCCAAGCAACGCAACGACGCCATGGTGCAACTCCGTCGTCAGGGGCGTACTGAGGACGACAGCATACCACGGAGCGAGTTTGAACGCCTTTGCCGCGGGCTCGCTATCAATGCCGCGCACGGTTTGCAACGCATCACGGACGACGTGACGCGTAAGCTGAAGGGTGTTTCCGATCCGGTGGAGATTCACGCCATCCTGACGGACGCCATGGTCACAAGTGCGTACTTGTCAGCGTTTGAGCAAACAGCGGCGACCGAGGTTGAGCACGGGCTTCCAGACTGGGCTGTGCGCGCTTTGAGGTCTTCAATGGAGAACATGGTTGAATGAAACGCTGGGCTGGCACACTGACGCACGCGGAGCGATTCATCGCCTTGGATGGGCGCCCGTTCCGCCGCGAGGATTGGCCCATGATGATCGAGCCTGCCGCCGCGCTGGATAGCGGCATGGGCAAGACGACGATCTTGATGATGCCGCCACAACGCGGCAAGACGCTACTCGCCCAGCTTCGCGTCCTCCGCAATCTAGCCATCGAGCCGCGGCGTCAACTCTGGTACAGCAAGACGGCGACGGATGCGCGTTCGGTGTCAGACACCAAGTTGAAACCGCTCCTTGAATCCACGCCGTCGGTCCAGTGGACGCGTTACACCGATCCCGACAAACGTGGGCGAAACATGATGTTCCGTTTCCACAACGCGCCTCTTGAGATGCTTTCCGCGGATGTTGTGGCGCACCGCAATTCCCGTTCTGCCCGCGAGATCGTCATGGACGAGGCGTGGCAATACCAACCGCGCGCCATCGCTGAGATCATGATGCGCGCCGACAGCTTTGACTTCCTGCGCCAAGCCGTGATCCCAACGACGGCACCAGACAAAGGCCATGACTTGGACGTGCTCTGGGAAACGTCCACGCGCCACGACTGGCAAATGGTGTGCCCGCATTGCTCCTCGGTCTTCGTGCCGGATTGGTCCGACCGGATCCTTGAGTGGGACCGCATTACGGACGAGTCTGGACGGTATCAGGTGGAGCCTAGCGCGCAGACGTGCCGGATGATCCCGCCGTGCTGTCAGACGCCGATTCATTGGAGCCTTGAGATCCAGCGGAATATGAACGACCGCACGAGAGGCGCGGGCTACATCCAACGCAACCCAACTCCCAACCCGTCCGTTGTTGGCTATCGGTTCAACAGCTTGGCAACCGATGACTGGCGCCAAGTGTGTGCGCTTTGGCTACAGGCGCAGAACGCGCTTCGCAACGGCGATTCTGAATTGCTTCGCGAGTTCATCATCAAGCGCGCCATGCAACCTTACGATAGCTCTAGGCAGGCCCGTGTGATGGACAAGCCGATTGAGGTTGGACCGTACATCCTGGGCGCGCCGTGGTCCGATGAGGCAATCGACGGAAACGGCAACCCGTGGCGATTCGCGACGATTGACGTTCAACGCAATCACTTTTGGGGAATCGCTCGCCAATGGTCTGCGGACGGACGCTCTAGGTTGCTGGCGCGTGCGAAGCTATTAACGCGTCAGGAGGTCCAACAGTTCTGCCAAGATCACGGCGTGTTGCACGGCCAATGGATGGAGGAGCGGCTTTCGTTCGGGGAGCTTGTGCTGACAGCAGACTCCCGCGTGTTCCTCGACTCGAAATACCACACGAGCGAAGTCCTCGAAATCTGCGCGCAATACGGGTTCCACTGCGTCAATTCGTACAAGCGGAATGCGTTCAAGCACGCGGATGGAACGTGGCACATGCACGACGAGGGCAGGCTATTGGACCCGTTCTCGGGAAAGAAATACGACGGCATTCCAAAGCGGGTACGCCAGTGGTTCTTCGTTGCTGATGCTGCGAAGGACCGCATGGAAATCCTCCGCTCAACAACTGGACCGGACGACCTTCCTATGTGGACAGCCTCCGAAGATTGCGGCGACGAGTACAAGGCGCAGATGGCAGCCGAGGCAAAGGTCAAGGTCTTCGGCGCGGACAACGTGAGCTTCGAATGGCGATGGAAGCGCATACAGTCGGACAACCATTACTTCGACTGCGAGACGATGCAGATTCTAGCCGCAACCATGGCTGGATTCCTCAACGCTGAGGCCATCAACAAATAAGTTGCATCCAACACGGTCCGGTTATGGTTGGCGCTAACTGATGGCGCAAACCGTCCAACACGGACCGTACTACGGATTCACCGCTGCCGAGCTTGATACAGAGCTTGAGCGGTACAAAGCCGCCGTGAAAAAGGCCACGCACGGCCCCGGCGGAATCCAGTCTGCGTCTATCAATGGCCGCTCTTTCTCATACGGAAACGGGCGCGGGTGGTCTTTGGAGGAGTGGCAGGCGGAGATCCAAGACGCCCAAGCACAGGTAGACAACTGCGTTACAGCAACCTCAACCTCAACCGTTTACGCTGCACGATGAGCCGTCGAGCCGCCAAACGTAATCGGGTTGTGATGGCATCCGCCGCGGATCTTGTGCCGCCTTCCGGTGGATCATTTGGCGCTTCGACTGGCCTGTATCCAGACCCGCAAGAGAGCGGGCAACGTGGTTGGCGTCCGACGCTCAACAAGGATGCGACCGAGTTCCTAAAGCAGCATCGGCACGCCGCGATGATTTCAGACGGCCGCTATATCTACAGCGGTTCCGGAATGGTCTCTGGCGCTGTCCGAAAGCTGGCCAACTACGTGGTTGGGGCCGCATGGGCACCGCTCTACATCGGCGCAGACGACCGCTTCCGCGCCTCCACAAAGCCGCTTATGGCGCGCTGGGCCAACCTCTGCGACGTGCGTGGAGGAGTGTACGACTGGCGCATGGGTCTGCGTCTTGCGTCGCTCTGCATGGATCGGGACGGCGACGTGTTTGCCATCAAGCGCATCACGCCCGAAGGATCTCCGCGCATCCAGTGGTTAGAGGCGCATCGGGTAGGCAGCCCAACGCTTGGATACTCGGGAATGCAGACGGTTCCGAAGGCTCCGGAAACCGCAGGCTATGAGGGTCGCTTTGTCTCCGCTGGCGTCATCATGAATGACGACATGAAGCCGGTCGGGTACAACATTCTGCCGCCGTCCGCAGAGCGTTACACGAATCACAAGTGGAACATATATCCAGCGTCTGATGTCGTTCACTTCTTTGATCCAGAATGGCATTCGCAGGCCCGTGGAATCCCATCTGTGATTCGCGCCGTACTGGATTGGTACGACCTAGGCGAGACCCGCGAGGCCGAAAAGATCGGCATCAAAGCGCGCTCTTCCATCGCCTACATCGAGAAAAACGAAAGCGGACGCGCTCCCACTTCCGCCCTCGGCGGAGGCAGCCGCAACACCAGCACGGAGCCGCAGAGCCAGACCATTGCACGCGGCCTGATTCGCTACATCAAAGCGTCTGGCGAGATCACTAGCTTGGACAACAACAAGCCGGGCGAGGCGTGGCAGAACTTCATGGAGTACATCACCCGTGGAGCATTCGCCGGGATGGATCTCCCGTATGAGTTCGCGTGGGATGCCAGCAAGCTCAACGGCACAAGCGTGCGCTCCATGGTTGGCCAGGTTCAACGCGCCGTTGACAACCGAATCGCCGTCATGCACAAGCCTGCAACCGCGCTTCTGCAATGGGCTGTCGCGGTCTACATGAACCGCGGCTATATCCCGTTTGCGGACGATTGGTGGAACTGGGATTTCAGCACGCCGCCAAAGTTTTCCGTGGACATCGGGCGCGATAGCCAGAACCGACGCGAGGACTTCAATGTCGGCATTCGCACGCTTTCCGACATCGTTGGAGAAGACGGCGGAGACGTTGAAAGCCATTGCCGCGCAAGGGCTAGTGACTACCTGACGGCGCAACGCGTGGCAGATGAAACAGGCGTTCCATTGACTGCAATCATCAATCCAGGAGGCGTCCCAACGGATCCAGCGCAGGCCGTGGCATACGCCATTCAGCAAACACAGGAGGAGCAACCTTGAACCAATTCTATAACATCCGCGCAGCCGCCACCGAAGGCGCTCCAAACGAGGTTTTCATCTACGATGAAATCGGCTTCTGGGGCACGACGGCGCAGACGTTCCACAACGCGATTCAGGCGTTGAGCGGCAAGATCGTCGTTCGCATCAATAGCCCCGGCGGCAACGTCTTCGATGCAATCGCGATTCATTCGATGCTGTCGCGTTTGCCGGACGTGGAGACCGTGACCGATGGGCTTGCCGCTTCCGCTGCGTCCGTAATCTTCGCCGCAGGCAAAGCGCGCAAGATGGCCAAGGCTGCGTTTGTCATGATTCACAATCCTTGGTCCTACACCCAAGGAAGCGCGGACGACATGCGCAAGGAGGCTGACATCCTCGAAGGCATCACCAACGCACTCGTGAAGCTCTACAAGGGCTCCTCATCTAAGTCCGAGGAGGAGTTGCGCGAGATGATGGACGAGGAGACTTGGATGAACGGCGACGCCGCGCTTGCCGCCGGGTTTGCCACCGAGGTCTTCGACGCTCCAGTTGCCAAGGCCAGCGTCCGCTCTGACCGCTACAGCCGCACCCCAAAATCACTTTTGGCCCCGATGAACGGAGCCGAAAAAGCAGGAGACAACAGCACCATGAAGGAAAAGATTCTCGCCCTACTGGGCGTTGAAGCTAATGCCCGCGAGACGTTCCTCGTGGGTGCCTTTGCCGCGCTTGGCGTGGACGACAAGGCAATCGAGAAAGCGCAGGCGTCCGGAGACCAGAGCTTCCTCTCCGTCCACGTCGAGGCTCGAATCACCGACCTGAGCAATAAGCTTGCCGCCGCAGAGGCGCGAGCAAACGAACAGGAAGGCATCGCCAAGGCGTTTCTGGATACGGCGGGCGTGAAGACCGCACCCAAGGATGTCGCCGAGGCCAAGACGCTTTTCGCGTCCGCCATCAAAACCGCAGCTTCCAAGGAAGCTGCCGAGATCCTCGCCTCGCAGGGTCAAACCAAGCCGGTGGACAATCACAAGGAAGCCGAGAAGCACGAGCGAAACGAAAAGCTGACCGGCCTTGAACTTCTCGTCAGCGCGCTTCGCGTTTCCAAAAACTGATCTGAAAGGAAAAACATATGGCACGTCTTACAATGTTGGATCTGGCCCGAAGCAAGGGCCACGACAGGGCGGTCGGACTCATTGAGGAAAACGTAAAGTACGTTCCCGAGTTCGAGATCTTCGGGGTGCGTGAAATCGCTGGCACCAGTTACGACACGCTGACCCGCACCGCGCTCCCGTCCGCCGCGTTCACCGAGGGCGGCCGAGGAGTCACGCCGACCAAGAGCACGTTCAAGAAGTCTCGTGTGGAGTGCTACTTGATGCAGTCCCGCATCGAGTTGGCCAAGGCCATCGTGGACGCCTCCGAAGAGGGTGCGGCTTGGTGGCAGGCTGTAGAGTCTGTAGGTGCCGGCCTCGCCGCAATGCGAGCCACCGCATCGCAGATCTACTACGGCACCACCGCGGGCGCGTTCGGGTTCGCTGGACTCAAAGCCGCCAACGTGTTCGGCGGAGCGTTGACTACCAGCGCAGGCGGAACCACCGGCAACACCGCATCCAGCGCGTACTTCGTAAAATTCGGCGTGCAGGATGTCCAGATGATCGCCGGCCGAAACTCCGCCCTCATGCTGTCCGACTTCATGGAGGAGTCCATTGAAGACACGGACGGCAAGAAGCTGCCTGGATACGTGTCGCACCTCACGGCTTGGCTTGGGCTTCAGATCGGAAACGTGAATTGTACCAGCCGAATCTGCAATCTCACCGCTGACAGCGGCAAGGGTCTGACTGACGCGATTATTGCGACTCACCTTGCCAAGATCCCAGTCGGCTATCGACCTGACGTGATTCTTGTTTCACGCCGATCCAACAGCCAGTTGCAGACCTCTCGCACGGTTGTCATCCAGACCGGGCCAACGGCCAAGGTTGCGACCAGTATTGAGTCTGTCGCTGACCGGCCGACCTCTGCGTTTGGCATCCCTATCATCGAATCGGATTCGATCCTGGACACCGACGCCATCGAGTCCTAATCGGCAACATTCATCCAAAGGAAAAAGATGCACTCTCGAAAAGACGTTAACTTCCTGGTCACGCGCGCCCTTCCCGCGCAGAACACCAACGCAAATTCCAGCGCCATTGACCTTGAACTCGCTGCGCCGCAGTTTGCCGGCGAATACTCCGAGGTTGAGTTCTATATCCCAGCCACGACCTGCGCAACTGGCCAGACCATCACGGTCACATTGCAGGACTCGGCGGACAACTCCACCTTCACGCAGATCGACGAGTGCGAAACGCTTGTCCTGACCGGCGTGTCCAATGCGACCGCTGAAAAGTATTTTCGCTGGAGGCTGCCTCGCACCTGCTTGCGGTACATCCGCGTGAATATTGCGATGAGTTCCACCACCGGGGACCAGACGGAGTTCACTTCTGAGCTGGCCCTTCTGTTCTGATTCTTCCACGCGCACGGGGCCGGTAGGTTTCATGGGTTTCACTACCGGCCCCACTTTTCAACATGGGCACAAAGACAAGCAAGCTGACGCTGATGACCGCTGGTCAAGTTGACCCGGCAAACGATTACATCCCTATCGTGGACGTATCGGCAGGCGTAACGAAACGCATCAAGATCGCGGACCTTATTGTCGGGTCGCGTGCGATTTCTTCCGGATCCGCAGAACCCAACGGCAACGTGACGGCGACAGGTCCAGCTATCTATTTCCAGTCTTCCGCAAGCGGAACAACCGTCTGGTACAAGAACACGTCCGGAACCTCCAACTCAGAATGGGGCGCATGATTCGTTTCCTCACCATCCTCTTCCTTTTGTCCGCTGCGTGCTTTGCACAGGTCAAGCAGTGGCACCTGACGAACACGACCGGGAATGTTCAGGAGCAAATCAACGCCAGAATCAGACTGGACACATCGACCAACACGTTGACCGGAAAGCCAATCATCAGCGGATCTTTGACGAATGATTTCGAGTTCCGAGACATTGCGACTCTGACGCTAGACGCCACAGACATCGGGCTGTATGGCGCCGCATCACTCTACATGGACGGCGGCATAACCACGCTTCGAGGGGTTACAAACCTTCAACTCGTGACGCCGGCCGTGCGCCTTGGAACCGCCCTCTCTGGCCAAGTGATGCGCTTGTCCGATGAGGCTGAAGGCGGCGTTGAATTCGCGGATGCCGTTGAATCTGTTTCAACCGTTTCAGACATGCTCGCGATGTCGGGCAGGACGTCCAAGTCGGTGCGCACGCTTGGCTATTCATCGGCTGGCGATGGTGGTGGCGGCGTCTATTACTGGGTCAACTCAACGACCGGAACCAATGCGTACGGCGGAAGAATCAGCAACGGTACCGGTGCGTGGGTTCTCTTGGACAGGCCGGTTTCACTGTTTCAGTTCGGCCTTCGATCCGGCAGCACATCCGAAGCTAGCAACAACGCTGCGCGGATTCAGACCGCCATCACATGGGCAGCTTCCGGAGGTCACCTCGTGCTGCCAAACAACGGCTCCACGGTCTACGTTGGACCGAACAGCATTCGCCCTAATACGGCGGTGACGAACCTGACGCTGGAATTGCACGGCGTGATACAGGTTCCGGCAACCGCGACATGGGATACGACGCACCCGTCCCTGTTTCATTTCTCCGATGCCGGAACGTACAACAGCCTCGCGATCATAGGAACCGCAACCATCAACGGAAACGCCACGAATCAGACGACATCATCCGGGAGCAATTACGGCAAACAGATGGGCTTCTGGTTCGACAACGCCACGAACCTAACCGTTAGCGGGATCAAGGTTGAAGCTTTCGGCTCATTCGGAATCTACGTGCGCAACAGCGACAGGGCTATGCTTCGGGACCTGCGCATCGCTCAGACTCACGGCAACAATGACACATATCCAGATCGATGGGGCGTGAACGCTGACGGCATCCACGTCGGCAACAGCGGCAACGTCTCGATCATTGGTTGTGACATTGAATCAACCGACGATTGCATTGCGTTCACTCAATACGCAGCGAGCCAGGTTAGCACCAACTTCATCGTTGCAAATAACACCCTGCGACCATACGCGCCAAACGCTGGCAACACGCCATCCGCCATCCGCGTGTCCGCTGAGGGTGGCATCACGAACACAACCATTTCGGACGTGCTGATTAGCGGGAACATCATCAAGCCGGTTGGGGCAAACGGAATGTATCTAGGGGTTCTGGACTCCGCTACCAGTCGCGAACTTACACGCGTCCGCGTCACCGGAAACATCATCGACGGCGCGAACAGGTCCGGCGTCGTGGAGATTGGCCCAAACACAGGGACAGCGGTAACGCACAACTCGACGTTTTCTGGCGGCATTATATTGCAGCACGCGAACGACGTGGCTATCGACGGCAACACAATCGCCAACGCGAGGGCGAAGGCTCTTGGGATTGCCGACTGTGGAACGGTTGTTGTGCGCGGGAACATGTTCACGAACGTGCTGGATTCGGTTGGTGGAGCGGCGCCCAGAGGCGTTGGCGTTCACCTCCAATGGGGCCAATACGGCGACGTGGACGACCTGACAATCGAGGGCAACACAATCACCGGCACGGACGGGGGCGCAATCTACGGGGACGGCGCGAGCTATAGCACAAAGGTGCTACGCGCCAGAAACAACGTGATCTCGGGATGGCTTCGCGGGCTGTACGCAAGCCAAGGCCGAGGTCATCCAGCCATCCTAGCCAGTCGTGGGTTGACCAACCTAATTGAGGGCAACCGATTCGTGAACGGCGAAGGCTCCACCATTGTCATCAGCACATCCTCCACGTCCAGTCGTCACGAGATCACCGGCAACACGATGCCCATGAATATCCTGACGCCGGGATCAAGCGTTGGAGGCACCGAGCACATCCGCGTCAGTTTGAGTGGATCGGCCGTTGGAGCGCACGTCAGGATCAACGGCAACACCATTGGCGAATATACCGGGCGAGCGATCAACCTGGAAAACATCGGGTCCGCGCACATCATCGGGAATCAGTTCGTTTCCGATGAACTCGCATCAACGGTTGGCGCCGAAATGGCGTACGTGAATTTCACCAGCGGATCGAGCGGGAGCGGAACCTACATCGTCGCCAACAACCTCGCTCACATCGCAAGCAAGCTGGGAAGCAATCCGAGCACGTTCATCAGGACGTATAACAACAACGGCTCTGGCGGCTCAAGCGCCACCCTAACGACCGTAGCGGCACAGAACATCATCACGCCAGCTTCCGGCATGGCACACCTGATTGATGCGTTCGCGGGCGGAGCGCGAGAGGTGGTTTATGGCGCAACGACCACAATCCCGAACTCGTCTGAAATGCCGGCGCGCCATCGGGTGGCATTGACGGGTGACACTGTTCTCGCGTGGACAAACCCGAGTCCGGGCCAGCGCGGTTCACTGGACATCTACCCGGATACGTCAACGCGAACGGTTACGCTCCCTTCACTCGCATACTCGCCAAACGGGTCTACATTCACGGTAGACGGCGGGACCGGGTCCACCAACTACGTGCGCGCAATGTGGGAGGTGCATCAGGTTGGCGGGACCAACAGAATCACCGTAGTTCCAACTGCAATCTACAGGTAGCCATGGGAACAATGATTCGATCCGACGGGTTCAGGCTGACACTCTCTGGTGTTAGCGTGCTGGCGCTGGTTTCCGGTCTTGTGTTTATTGTCCGACTGGACGCTAAAGCGGACGCCGCGCTTTCAAAGTTTGACGCAATCGGGCTTCAGGTTGAGGCGTTGCGCCAGGACATGAAGGCGGACAGGACAATCATCAACGACCACTCCGTCGAGCTTCGAGAGCACCGAACAATCATCCACGAGTTGCAGCGTAGAGCGGTTGGAAAGGAGTGGTAACCTATGAGCCAAGAAACCAATCTGTCGGACGCGGAGTTTGCGCGGTTCATCGAACTCCAGAAGAAGCCGCGCATCTATCAAGACCTAACCACGGCCGAGAGCGCGGAATATGAAACGCTTGCGAGGCGTGCAAAGATCAAGGTTCCGCAACCTCCGGTTTTGCCTCCGACAATCATCATCCCAAAGACGCACACAGAGGACTACATTGTCGCTGTCGGCGGTGGAGGCCCCGTAGCATGAACGAATACAACGACATCTTAGAGGGCGTCGGCATTGCTGGCGTCTGCGTCATGGTCGGGCGAATGCTCAAGAGCATCCCGCAGATTCCAGACTGGACGATCCCGCTAGCGTTGCCATTGGTCGGAGCCGCAGCCGCGTGCCTATTGGAGGCACCCAGCGGCCCTGTCGCCATCAAGGGATTCCTTGCTGGCGGGAATGCTGTCTGGATGAATCAGGCGTTTCGCCAAGGCAAGACGGGTGGTGAAACCATCTTCCTGAAGAAGGACGCGAATGCCGACAATCACGACGCCTGACAGCAGCACGCTTTTCGCGTGCCCAACGCTGGAGATCATCCGTGGAAGCGGATTCCAGATGCGCATTTCGCTGCCCGCTGATGACCTGATTTCATGGGCGTCCAGCACTGGCTCTGGGCGCATCACAAAGGAGGACGGGACGGTCGCTTTCACGTTCGACGCTGGAACCCTAACGGTTGAAGACGACGGTAGCGCCACCATGGTTTTTACCGCCGACGGAACAGACACCGCAACGCTCGCGGCGGGCATTCAGCATTTCGCTAGCTGGCGCATTACCACGTCCGGAAGCCTGCCGTTCGAGACGAAGACCTTCCGAGTTTCCGTGTTCAATTCCCCGATGTCATGAACGTCTACGAATGCACACTGGTGATCGCCGACGGCATCGCGGAAACGCACGCCGTGGGTGCGGCTATAGAGTTGCAGGTTGAGCGGATCATCGGGACGCAGGCGGCAACAGCGGGCGGCGTGTCGGACGGCGACAAAGGCGACATCACGGTAAGCGGAAGCGGTACCACTTGGACCGTTGACGCACGCGCAATCACGGCCGCAAAACTATTCGAGGTTGGCGCAACGAAACTTCTCGGGCGTCACGCCGGAACCGCTGGCGACGCACAAGAGATCAGCGTTGACGGCGGGCTGGAGTTTAACGGAGGGCAGATTCGGCGGTCAGCGTTGACGGGTGACGTGACGGCCAGCGCTGGCGACGGCGTCACGACGATTGCCAGCGGCGTTGTGTCCACTGCCAAGATGGGCGGCGACGTCACAACCGCAGGAAAGGCCCTGCTGGACGACGTAGACGCAGCGGCGCAGCGCACCACGCTTGGCCTAGGCACGGCGGCCACATCTGCGACCGGAGACTTTGCCGCAGCGTCGCACACCCACACGCTTTCCAACCTCACGCAGAGCGGTGCAACGACGGGTCAGGTGGCGCAGTGGGACGGCACGGCGTGGGTTCCAGTAACCTTTTCAGGTGGCATTGGCGGATCAACTGGATCCACCGACAATGCACTTCTTCGCGCTGACGGAACCGGAGGCGCAACGGTTCAATCGTCATCTGTTTCGGTTGAAGATGATACCACGCTTTCTGCTGCCCAATGGACTGTTGGACCATCGTCCTACAGTGGCAGGTCTTTCGCTAAGTTCTGCGGTGTCGGTTCAAATATTTCCGTACATCTTGGAATAACTGGTACAGGATTTCTGACTTGGCACATGCCGGATGGCACTGTGGCTGGTGGGGACAACAGGGGCAACAATGCAGTAGACTTTACCTATTACCGTGCGCTAGCCGCAAATATAGCGTCCGGCGCTGGCGCTGTCGCATTCCAAAGGTCCAGAGCTTCCGGTGGCGATGCGTTCGCAATCGGGTCGTCCATCGCGAGCGGAGGTTACTCATTCTCTGGCGGTCAGAGCAACGCGACAGCTTCCGGAACAAACTCGTGGACCTTTGGGTACGGCACGATATCTTCTGGCTCATACGCCAGTTCATTCGGGCTGTTTTCAATAGCCTCTGGATCATTCACAACGGCTCATGGAGAGAGAGCTTTAGCAACTGTCTACGGTCAGGTATCAGAGGGTTCAGGAATGTTTGGAGCGACTGGTGACGCTCAGCGCTCAAGACTGCTGGCTCGCCGGTCCACCACGGACGCAACGCCGTCGAACCTGTTCTCGGATGGTTCATCCGCCAGAGTGGTTGTGCCTGCAAATTCATCCGGAAGGGCTCGAATCACGATCACCGCAAGGCGCGCAACCTCTGGCGCTGAGACGATGACTTGGACGCGTGAGGTTGCATGGCAGCGCGGAGTCGCAGCTTCAACCGTCACGGTGGACGTTCAAACAATCGGCACTGACAGAGGCTACACAGGCGGCGCGTGGGGCGCTGGGCCAGCGTGGTCAATCGCCATCACGGCGGACACCGCAAACGGGGCGATTGATATTTCAGTGACCGGCGCAGCGGCTACCAATATCCGCTGGGTTGCGTCGATTGAGTGGGTGGAAACAACCTTCGCTTGATATGCCTACAGATGTACCAGCAGCACAGCACGAGACAGCGCTTCGTCGCCAGATTACAGCCGTGAACATCGGCGTCGAACTCGACACAAAATCGACGCCGTCACCTCTTCCAACGCTTACCGCATCCGTGCAATTCACGGATATTTTCACGACTGGATCGGGTTCGGTTGTAGCCTATCCAGTGTCAGGATCGGCAACGCTCACGCATGCCGAGCTTTTGGCTATTCCTAACGCGCCGTCTGTGATTCAGGCTATTCAAGAGCTTGCTTATCAGCGTGCGATCGAGCAGGGCTTATGAAGGCACACACATGGGCACTCCGCGAGGTCTGTATGACCAGAGGCCACACCGCAGCAATCGAAGCCGCGCTAGCCAACCTATCCGAACCGCAACGCACGATCGCCAACAACCGCTGGAACCATAAGCCAACCATCTCCAGAGCGTCTAGCTTGATCGTGGCGATGCAGGCCATTCTAGGCTGGTCCTCTGAATACGTTGACGAACTGTTTGTTGAATCAAATACCAAATGAAAATCCTCCAACTGCTACTCCTGCTCGCGGGCCTATGCGCTGCACCCGTCGTCATGACAGGGTGTAAGTCGACGCCAGTCCAGATCGCGTTCAACACTACCGAAGGCGTGGTCAAGTCCGTGGACATCGCCATGCGCGAATGGTACCGCTGGCTTGTTGAGGAGGAGCGACGCGTTGCCGCATTGCCTGCGATTGACCAAGGAAGCCAACGCGCAGACCTAATCCGAAAGGACGGGCGAGTGCGTGAGGCTTACGGCAAATACCAAGCCGCAATGGCTGGCGTAGAGGTTGCCGCCATGAGCGCGGGCGAGATTCCGGTTGATGTGCAGCAAGCCGCAACCGCACTCCTGAAGATTACAAAGGAACTCCAGAAATGAGCACTGTCATCATCGTTGCCGAGTTGCTTTTGCGCTACGGCCCGGACGTTGCTGAGACGTTTCAAAAGTGGATGACTGGAGGCGCGCAACCGAAGCCGGAAGACTGGGCTAAGTTGTTTGCGACAACGCGCAAGACCGCCGACGAATACCGGCGCGAGGCAGAGGCTGAGTTGGATCGGAAACCGTGAGCGCATTCGACGACATCATTGCGGAAGGCCAGGACCAAGCTCTTGACGAGTTTGGGACTACCTTCCGCATTGTCGGCTTGGATCCCGCCGAAGAGTTGGCTGGCGTACTAGACCGCCACAAGGACGCGACCAAGCCGGAAGTTGGCGGGCTCATGCCTGACTTTGATGGCGTCATCTTTGCGCCTCGCGCTCAATTTGACGGAACCGCATTGCTTACTGAGTCCGGCGAAGAGTTGGACCTTGAGCAAGGCGGAAGCCTAGACACCGAAACCGGCTACCGCATGCCAGCCATCGGCCAGCGGATCACATGCGACGGAAACCTATATCGGGTGACCGAGCGCAGCATGGATTCCACCGGCGTCACGTTTATCCTCCAATCCGTTGACCGATGATAAAGGCATACGTCGATCATGGGCACTGGTCGGGTCAGGTGCGGAAGCTGGGGCGCATCATGAAGCAGACCATGGAAGAGACGTTGCGTGGTCAGGCGAAGCTATTCACCCGCGACGCAATCCGCTTCACTCCGCCATTCGGTGACGCGCCAATCACGGAGCCGTTTGCGAGGCAGTTGGAGATTGGAAAGGAAGCGGTTTACAGAGATCGGAAATACGTGTTCAAGGAAGCGTCTAGCATCAGGGCGCTTTGCCAAGGTCGGTTCGGGGAAAACATCACAAAGCTAGTTTCGACAGGCAAAACAGCAGAGGCGAACACGCTCTTGATGAAAGAGCTGGATGTTCGCAATTCGGGGCTTCAGTTGTCGGTTCTTGGGCCTACATGGAAAAAGGCTAGAGATCGCCGAGGCAGAGTTCGCGGGGTTTACCCGTTCATTCTTCACGATGGCATCCTGCCAAGCTACAACCCCGGATTGAACGACCTGCGCGCAATGCCGGAAGATCCGGAACTGCGCCGGCTGCTGGTTGAAAAGCTGGAGCGAGTTGGCGCCGCAAAATCCGGATGGGTTAAAGCCGCATCCGCTCTCAAGCTTCCGCTGCCTAGATGGATCAAGAAAGCCAAAGGAGCCGCGTCCGGCACGTATCATGAAACTGGCTCGCAAGATCGTTTTGGAGTAGAAGTCCGCAACAACGTGCCGTTTATCCAGGCGTCAGGGCGAGAGTTGCGGATTGTCGAGCGCGCATGGAAGAACCGGCAGCGGAACATCCAGAAGCAGATCGAATCCGCATTCAAGGCAGCGAAAAAGAAGGAGAACGCGTGATTGCCGAACAACTCCAGAAAATGGTTCTGGCCTATCTGATCGCCTCATACACGGCGAGCGGGTGGGACGTGGATCCGTTGACCGATGGCGGCTATAACGTGAGCAAGGACGGCACGCAACTCAGGCTCACGCGTGGCGAGACGACCGAAGAGAAGACGCTCCCGCTGATTATGGTTGAAGCGGAAGACGGCCAAGAGGATTACGAAACCGGAAACGAGTTCATCACACTCTCCGTTTCGGTGGTTGTCGCGTCGGAAGACGCCGGTGCGTACACGCTGCTAAAAGACCAGACGGACACGGTGAAAGAGTTGCTTTGGTTCGACCGGCCAAGCGAATTGCAAGATGCAATCAATGCGGCAACGTCGGGGACTTTTGAATGTCTGATCATGGGCACAACGGACAGGACCGTTGAGTCCTCATTCGATGATCGGGCGAGGGTAAACAAACTTAGCCTCCGCTTGTACTGCGGTGGGATGGAGAACAGGTAATGCCAACATATCAAAACATCGGCGTGGTCTGGGGAATCACAACGACCAATCCAAGCGCGGGCGCTGGCGTGCTTCGCCAGACCTCGCAGACCTACACTGAGGATGCGGAGATGATTGAGCACCGCGACACCAACGGAGAAGTCGTTGGGTTGACTCATTTCAACCAGACCAAGACCATCGAGCTTGACGTGTACCCGGCAGGCGCAACGCTGGCCCACGCTAAAGAAGCTTGCGAGGCAATGCCAAACGTCGGCGCAACCGTGACCCTTACCGACTCTGGAGATACCGACATTGCCGGCGCATATACTGTCATGAGCGCGGCCAAGAACAAAAGCACGTCGGACAAGGTGAGTTTTCGCCTTTCGCTCAAGCAGTACGCAGGGTTCACGCCTGGGGCCGGAATCACGACGTGACCGCCGCCGAACTCCATCGCCGTCTCACGTTGCCGGACGTTTACCGCGTCTTCGGCATCCGCATGGCTACGTTTACCGTGGGTCATGCACGACTGTTGGATCGGTTGGAATTGGCAGAGATTGGCGACGGCTCGCAAGCGCTCCTCTTTGCGCTGTTGTGCCGATTCAGGACGGCAGCGGAAGCGGACAAGTGGCTTTGCTCACGCTTCCTCTCGTGGTCTTTGGTGCTCTGGACCAACCGCAAGCGGAGGCTTCTGGCAAACCCCATCGAGGTTACCGCGGCCGTGGAGGCGATCCGCGATTACCTAGACGCGTCAACGCAGGTTCCAGCGTACTACAGCAAGCACAAGGGCGGCGACGGCGAGACGGTTGGATCCCCATTCTCGCAGCACCTTCGCACCATCCTCATTTCCAAGCTGGGGTATTCTCCGCAGTCCGTGGATGACACGCCATTCCTGCAAGCCATGTGGGACTACTTGTCCTATATGGAAGCCGAGGGGCATATCTCAATCAGCGAGGGCGTGACGGATGAGGAGCTGAAGCGCATGGAAGAGCACGGCAAGGAGCTTCTGGAGCGTGCGCGGAAAGGAGAGTTCTCATGCTAGGAATGGGAATCAAGTTCACGGCGGACGCGTCTGGCGTTCAACGTGCGGTTGCCGGTCTAGCCAAGCAGACCGAGAAGCAATTTTCCGGCATCGGCAACGAGCTAACGAAACGCATCGCAGGCGCGTTTGCCGCGGGCGCCGTTGTGTCTGCGGTTGGCAATTTCATTTCCTCCGTTCGCCAGTCCGTGGACGAGATCAAGGACCTATCGGACCAACTCGAAATCAGCACCGATGACGTTCAACGCTTGCAGAAGGCCGCGAATGATACCGGCGTAAAGTTCGGCGTCATCACGACGGCGCTGCAAAAGATCGAGGCGAAAAAGGCGGAGGCGCTTTCGGGTGATTCAAAAGCCGCGGGCCTGTTTGCCGCGCTTGGTGCAAACCCTGGAGACTCCGCGCTTTCCATTCTCCAACGCGCAACGGAGGAGTCATCGAAGAGCATGGAGAAGAACGCGGCGGCGTTTGAGCTTCTCGGCAAGAAGGCTGTCGTCCTAAAGAACGTCGTCGCCGAGTTGAAGAATCAGGGCCCTATCAAGCTCATTGATGGCGACCAGATAAAGAAAATCGACCAAGTTCAGGCGCAACTTGAGGAGACCCAAAGGTTGATGCGCGCCGCCGGGGCTGGGCCTCTCACGACATTCTTCAGGGGTGTAACCGGCGCGTTGAACATGTTCAACCCGGAGGTCCGAAAGCGCATAAACGATCTTGAGGCGCAGCAGGGTCGCGGGGAAATTAGCCTTGGAAAAGCCATCGAGCTTGAGGCTGTGGCTTTGCTTGGAATGGATGATGAGGAGGGCAAAAAGTACGACGCTTTGGACCTGCAAGAAGCACTCCGCAAGCGCAAAGGCGTCACGACCGCGCCAGCAGCAGCCGCAGCCGCAACCGTCCCCGCAACTTCCGCAATCTCCCTTGGCACGCAAGGCGACGCGCTTTCCCGCATTGGTCTATTCGTCGGCGGGCGCCCAGAGTTTGGCGCGCTTCGGAACATCGAGGCTAACACCCGAGAGACCGCTCAGGGCATGCGCCAGCTTTTGACAGCCATGCGCGAAACCCGCGACGCCATCCAATATCATAACGAGTAATGGCACAGCATCAGGGCACATACGACAGCATCAGCCTACAGCCTGCGCAACGCTGGACGCCCCGTGGTGGCTTCGTCACCAACCCGCGCACCAAACTCCTAAACGCGTCCGTCGCGGCCTTCACGGCGTCATTGCGTGCGAATGGCTACGCCTATGAGGTGGAGCCGCTTGGCGAGTCGCCTTATTCCATCGTCACGACGATCGCGGTTGAGCCTGACGCGACGGCGGACACGATCCTGAATGACCTGTGGGAGCTTGATGGAAACGACCTAGAAAAAGACTATTGGAGCGCGCCAGCGGTTGAGGCGTGGCTTTCAGCTTTGGACCTGACGCAGCGGGCGAACGTGCGCGCAATCGTTGAACGATACGTTCGCGACGGCGGCGACCAAAGCGACTTTGAGAACGAGGTTGCGGGAGCATTAGCTGGAGGCGCCGGAACCGGGCTGAATCCGTCAGACAAAGCCATCCTCGACCTGATCGTCAGCGACCTTGCCGCCGGGACTCAGAGCTTCGCCGTGTCCGCCTACGTCCTGCGACGCTCCATTACGGTCCCCGCTGGAACGACGATTGCGCCATCGTTCGCAAACGCTAACAAGATCTTCACCTCCGCTCAGTTGGTGTCCGTTGAAACCACGATACCGATAAACCTGCGCGCAACTCTGCCGGATGGTTACTGGCAGAAAAAAACCCCATCAGCGAGCCAGCAACCTGACGGGCGGTGGGTGTATCGCGTGGAGTATTGGTGGGCCGAGGAATACAGCACGATGCTATATGAAACCGCGAGTTGATAACACGCGCATGCGACGGCTTCTAGCCAATCGCACACCGGGCACACTCACGCAACGGACGACGCGTGGCACTTTCCAAAAGCCGCGGGTGACCGCGAAGCAGTCGGATTCAACCCCGCGTTGGGGATGATCAAAACAAGGAAAATATATGGCAGATGAAATTCGGTTCAGCTTGAGTTTGCAGGTGTCAAAGGGCGGGGCGGCCATCGCCACCGGAACCCTGTCCGATTCAGTGGACATGAGTGGAGCGGATATGGCGACGGTGACACAATCGGTTTCCGGTACAGCCGACGCCATTGAAGCTCTTGATGTGCCGGCCGATGTTTCCGGAGACGTGTTTCTTGTTGTGAAGCACAACGGATCAAGCGGAACGGTCACGATTTCCAAGGACAACGGAGGACCTCCAGCTTCCCACGTGCTTTCCAAGTTGAGTGCTGGAGAGTCGTGCTTCCTGTCTCGCGTTCCAGCGTCTACGCTTTATGTGGCATCAAGCGTTGTAGACACCCCTATTCAGTTCTGGATTACTGAGGCGTGATCTCATTCCCGCGAGTTCCGGAGGTTGAGTCTGGCGATCCGGTAACCTCAACCCAACTCGCCGGACTCGCTGACGGTATCAATGCACGCCTTGTCTCCGGTCTTGGGGACGGGGCTTGGCGTGTCGCGTATTACTACCTATGCATGGCGCGGCAATTCCGCGTCATGGGTCAGACTGACGCCGAGTTTTTCCACTCCATCCAGATGATCGACGAGTCGTTGAATTTGCCACTCGTCGGCAGCATTGGCGGCGTTTCCACGTCTAATCCGCTCGGACTGTACGTCCACGGGCAAGGCTCGTTTCCGTCAGAGGCTGACGCCTACGACGTGCCAATGGCGACGGTTACGGACGCAGAGCAAGCGTGGGAGTTGGCCAAGCAGCAGCGGGGAGCGTTCAACCCGTCGACGGAAGAATGGAGTTCGCCAACGTTCGACGCGGCGCGCCACGCGTTCCGCATCGTCTACGCTGGTACGTCGATCTACGGCAATGCTTACGGCGGATTCCAACCGGCGCCTAGGTATGATGGAGACTGCCTAGACCCTGACGCATCGCCGAACTTCGAGATTTACTTTACCAACGTAGAGACGGGTGAGCGGAAGGTCTTCGACGGTACGTGCCCCGATGAGCCAACCCACATTGCCGGTATATGGCAAACCCCGCTCGCCTTCTGGGTGACGCTGAACGACGGCACCATGTTCTATTTCGACCGCGCCAAGTGGATCGAGGGGCCGTATGAATCAGGCGCGGCGTTGCGGAAGACCTACAGCGAGCATTTGCCGCGAGTTCTGAACGCGTTCGCTGGCGAGTTCCGTGGCGATCAGGCGCGAGTAGAAGGTGAGAACAAAGGCGGCCCACGGTGGCTTGGCAAAGCGTTCGACATCGCCAGCTTCCTCACGCGTCCCTATTACCTCGCGCCAGCCCGCGGTTACACCATCAACGACGAGGTGGTCCCGCAGTACACGCAGGGTTCACGCTCCGGCGCTACGTTGTCCGGAATCATCGGCTCGCATTTTGCGCAGTCCGGATGCTGGTTCTCGTGCGCCATCGTGCGTGTTACTGGCACCATTCAGGCGGCAACGGTCACGTTCACGAGCGCGAGCGTCGTCGTCGGCAAGGCGACCGTCGGAAGCCAAGCGGGCAGCGCGCTGGCACTGTTCGCCCAAGGCGCCGAGGACATCGAGGTGTCCGTCTCGTCCGTCTCTGGCGCCAATGTCACGGTGTCATACGAGCTTGCGGAGACGTTCGCTTATCGCCCAGGCGTGCATGACCTGTGGACGCTCTTACGCCTCGCGGGCGCCAACAGCGTTTCCGACATTGACGGCAGCGGTAGCAGCATCGCCAACGCGAACGAAATCTGGGAGGCGTACAGCACCCTAGGCGTGATCCCGAAACTCGGCGGAGACAACGAACTCCCGCCGATGGAAGATCGGCAGATAGACACCAATGCGGTCTTCGAAAAGTTCCGCAGGCTCTCCCGCGTCGTCCGATGCCTTCACCCGTCACAGGTCAAAGGCTACGCCGTCGTCGATGGCAAGTCGGTCCTGTGGGTAAACCCGTTCTACCAGAGCATCGTCGGCCTGCCCGAGTGCGACGTTCTGAAAGGAATCCGCGATGAGATCGAGCACGAAGCGCCAAAGCAGGGTTACACCAACGAATGGTGCGCCTTCGCCCGCTTTGCCGCGTATCACCCGTCGCCAACCTCCGACTGGTCACAGGATGGCTACGCCGAATACTGGAGCACGTCCGACCGCTGCGCGTTCTACGCCTCGCCGTCTACAAGCGTGGAGATTCGTCGGCACTTCAACGCCAACTTCCCGGACGCCATTGACGACTCCCTCGCGCCAGAGGGTGCGACCGGATACCGCTACGCCAAGAACCTAAACGCCACTCCCGTCGATGAGTTCTACAAGAGTTGCCGCCTATACGAGCCGCCCCTTGAAATCGAATCCGCGGAGACCGTTACCGTGGACGGCGAAACTCAGGTCAAGATCACGTTCGCCACACGCTTCCATCATCACGAGACCGCGCCCAGTTCGATAGACCGTGACATATCGACGTGGGACCTTGCCGCGTTGCTGACCGAGGCGCAGAACTACAGGACCGATGAAAACGCCATTCGCGAGTATCTGGCTTGGCAGGATGACACGTCTTTGAATTGCGAGCGCACAGGTCCAGGGAACGCGGCTAGCGGTTCGACGGTTCAACTCCTGCCGGACAATCCGTATGGCAGTTGCTTTCCGCACATCTGGCTAGTCCAGCTACTACCGAAGCCTTACGACGACGGCAACGACACGGCGAACAGGTCTGACACGCCGATCCGCCACGACGTGATGCTTCAAGCGGAGACGTACATCAGGGCGATGTGCGAGGGCTACGTGGACGGACAGACGAGCATCGACTACGGGTGCACCGTTGGCGTTACCGCCGTCTTTGATTACACGTTCGCCAACCTCTGCTTCGACGCGTTCGGCGGCACCAGCATCACGACGATGCCGACGGTGGAGACCGAGGCGCTTGGACCTGACGACGTGCGCGAGGACTCGCCTATAGGTTACGGGCCACTCCCGACGGTTCGCCTCGCCGCTGAGCAGTGGAACCAATACGCGAAGGCCGTCAACAAGCTGATTCGCGTGCGGGTTGCATTGCCATTTGAGTTCCAGGTCCAGAACTACGAGGAGCAAACCGATACTAGGTACGTCGCTGGCGTGCGTGCTGATGGCACGGCGGCGGATTGCGCGGCGGGTGGACGCGGTTGGCGTTCGCAATTCGCTGGCGGAGGATCAACGCCTGCAACCCTGACGGCGTCATGGTTTGCATCTGCCACCATGAGCGCGAGCAACACGATCCAGTACGCCATTGGTACAGGTTACACCTGTTCAACCTCTGGCGCCGGTCCGCTATATCAGGTGTTCAACCTGACGCAGGAGCACGAGTATAGGTTTGAGCTTGTCGATCCAGACGCCATTGAAGCAATCCCGGAGACGTGGCGGGACATGCTCAACACCAACGGGGAAATGGTGTGGACGCGTACGTACAGCCTTCAAATTGAGGATCACGCGACGGTATTGCATGCCGACGCGACGCTTTGCGGTGGACTGATTGGGTGGGAGGTTAGCGCAACAGAGGGGTGGCTTGTGGAGCCCGTTGAGGGCCTTGGCGAGAACTCCTGCGAACTCCTTCCGATGACTGGGCGGCTATCGTTCCCTCCGGTCAATACGGCGGTGCTGTACGGCGCCCAGCAAGCTGGCGTGGTGTGCGCAACGCCGATCATCGCATCCGTTGTTTACGAACCCGTGGTGTCTGACGCGATTATCCTGCGCGTACCGTTTGAGGATGAGGTGGAGGAGTAGAATTGTGTAGACAAATGCGCGGCATGCGGTAGGTTGTCGGCATGACGAACGCAATGAACGCCCTCGACGGAATCAATCAGGACCTTGCCCGTTCCAAGGTGCTCGCTCGGGAAATCTCGATGCTGCGAGCCGCGCAGCTGAACCTTCGCGGCATCCCCGCCCTCCAGAACCTTCGGCGCATTGCGGAGCGCCAGAGCGAACTGGAATCAATCGCGTACCTGATCGAGTTGTCCGACGGGGTTGGAGCCGACGAGATTGCGCGGTGTGAATCGCTGTCCGCAGCCTGACATGAAACCCGAAACCCGAGGCCGCAAAGCCGCGCACAACCACGGAAAGCGCGCAAACTCCGCGCTCAACATGCGCGTACCTGGAGAGTTTCTTGCGTCGTGGAAACGCAAGGCGAAGGCGCGGAAGATGCCGCTTTCAGCGTGGGTTGCGCAGAAGCTCAACTCGTGAAACGCCCCGTCACCTTCCGCGGCAAGGTCACCGGCGCAAAGGCGACCCCGCCAACGCGCAGGCTTGCCCCTACACGCTCGCAATGCGAGGCGTGCGAGTGGTTCCACGCTGCGCGCTCTAAATGCGTCCACCCGCGGAATGGGCGCCCTTGCAATCCGGCGAGGGTGGAGCCGTGGGTTTGGGGGATGCCGTGTCCGGTGTCTTGACCAAAACCCACGCGCCTTTTCCGGTTCCGCGGCACTCGGCGCATTCCTCATTCTCTCGCTCTCTGGATCCTCCGCACATGGGGCATTGAGCGCGCCGAATGATAGCCCAGCATTTACGGCATCGTGTTGTCGGCGCCATCAGGTGGGTTGGGGTGTGTTCGCAGGTCATTCCGCCTCCAATCCTGGCACTTCGCCATTGGTCGCAATCCCAAGATTTCTCATTGCCTCACGCCAACTTTTGCCGGTTGCCTCCCACGTCCGTTTTCCGTCGCTGACGCTGGCTTTGATTTTCACGCCCTCCTTCTCGCACCGCTCGCAACTGTTAGCCTCCGTGTGATACGGGGCCAATCGGTCAATGTGGGAAACCCAGCCGCCGCACGTATCGCACACGAGGAGCGGCCAGCACTCTTCGCCGTTGGCCTCAAGCCATCCTTTGACGTGGTTGGGGATTCTTCCCTTTGGTTTGGTTGCCTTTTTCACCCCTCACACCTTTCCCGAATCGATTCGGCCAAGGCTGGGTTGTGGATGCACTGCTTTTCTTCATCCCCTGCTTGCACCCAAACATAGTCTATTGCTCCGTACGTGAATAGCTCTAGGCGCTTGGTTGAAACCCTGTACTCGACTCGGGCTCTCCCTGTCCTCACCGCCTCCGTTAGTTCCCCGATTGGTATTGGTTTCATATTGGCTCTTCCTTTGTTCCTTGGGCTTCAGCTTACCCGATGAAGTAATTGCTTTTGCCCACGTTGCAGTCCTCGCACAGGGTTTGCAGATTCAACAAGTCCAACCTTCGACTCCAGTCCACGGTTATCGGGATCTTGTGGTCAACGTGGAGCCTGACGTATTTGGCGCGGCAATGCTGGCATGTGTACTTGTCACGCCGCAGGACAAACGCCCTAGCGAATTTCCAGTATTCGGATTGGAATAGTTCGTTTCTGGCTGGCTCTGGAATGAAGCTGGTTGCCGGTAGAGGCTTACCGCTTTCCGACGGGTGACGGTGAATGCTGTTTAGAGATTGCGAGATCGAACCTTCATCCATAAATTGCGTTGGCCCATCTTCAACGCGTCGGTTTTGCTTCCTGTATTTCAAGTTCCTCTTGAAGTCTCCAGCCCTAACAAACGCTTCCCAGATTTCATCTGGAATCTCTGTTCCAATCAGCATCTTAAGCCACTGTTTGCGCGGATCCATGCCGAGGATCTTAATTTGCTCATTCGTGAAGCCGCAGCCCGACGGGCTTGTAGCTGCGAGCGCGAAGTCTTTTCTGGTTGGGGTCATGATTGGGGTGGAGGTCAAATGGAAACTAGCGTGGGGCTCACCACTACCCACATCCAGCCGGGGTCCGGCATGGAGCCGGAGGCTGTCTCCCATTGCTGGGCGTCTGTAGTTTCCCCACCGCGCCGTGAGTCCTCGCCGTTATTGAGGAGCCAACCCGGCGCCGATTCACTACGGCGGTCTGTAACGATGGCTGGGCTTTGGCTTTCTGCGCGGTGGGAAATTGAATGCTGCCGTCCCGGCTGATGTCATCCGCGTCCGGACGAAGCTCAGTGGTTCCGGCGCACCGGCAGCAAAAGTGCTCGGGGATTTCACGTTGTCGTTCCAGCATCCATCGGGTGCGACCCGGCATGAGCGTCTGTCTATCCCGGAAATTGAAACCCCTCGGCGGGAATTGAACCCGCGTGGACTCCCTGCACACACCTGACGCGTTGCGGAGTCGAACCGCATGGGAGAGCCCTGTTCCTGGCCGGCGACCGTGCCGGGCGAGGGGTGTAAATTGGTGGACGCGGCGGGAGTCGATACCAGTACGCGCCCGAAATGGAAAAGAACGCCGCAAACAATGCCCGCCCTGTTCCCGCTTGTCAACAGCGTTTCCGCGTGGCAACGTCCGCGGATGGCTGAAACGGAAAAGAGGATTGCCGCGATCAAGCGGGCGATGAAGCGGACGAAGGTTGGCAACAACGAGTTGGCGAGGCGTGCAGGCGTGGCGAAATCCACGGTTTCCAGGATCTTGAAAGGCGAGCGTTCGCCGAGTGCCAAAATTCTTTTTGCGCTGGAATCAGTTGCGCTTAAAGCGCTTGAGGTGATTGCGTAAAAATAGGTGTTGCCAAGTGGGAACAGTTAACGCAAAGTGAGCACGTCAACGAAACGCATAACGAAAGAGAACACCATGAGCGAATACATTTTTGGAGTCACCAACGGCAAGCTGACCAAGGCTGAGGGCCAGCGGCGAGACAGGATTGCCAGAGAGCACGGCGGCAGTTTCGTTGGGCCGGTGAGCATTCCAGGCAACCGTGCAAAGGGTTGGTTCACTATCGACAACATGGGCGATCCGTTCAACCGCCGTCGGGCTGGTGAGATCTTGGAAGCGTGCGGATTGGATTGCGACTGACCCCGCCCTCCCCCCCTGCGTGACAGGCGGGGGAATGAGCGGTGCCAGACGGCACCAAATTACCGTTGCCAATCGTCAACACTTTGACATCATCACCCCATGACCATTCCCCTCTACACTGGCCAAGCCGCACGGGCCGCACGCCTCGCCCTCGGGTGGCGTCGGTGCGCCCTGCGCGCTGTCATTCTCCACCGCGTGTCCGCTGACCACGCCGAGGCCGCCAACCTGTTCCGGCTGGCGCGGTCAATCTGGGAGGGTGGTGTATGAGCGCGAAGCATACGCCGGGACCGTGGACATACTGGCCTAAAGTCGCGTATCCGCTCGGCGTTGTAACGCGTGACGCATCAGCCGGGCACATTGCCACGCCGTCGGATTGCGGCGAGTGCACTGAGGCTAACGCCTGCTTAATCGCCGCCGCGCCTGACATGCTGGAGGCGTTGGAACTCTGCGTCAGTTGGCAATCCGGAGCCGAACGTGGCAGGGTTTTCGACGCGGCTCGCGCGGCAATCCGTAAAGCAAAGGGAGAATGACTTTTCACCGGCACCCGCAAACGACGTAGGTGGTTGACTGAGTCCAACCTGTTGTTGGGCGCTCATGGGGCGGGTGCCGGTGATTCAATTTCCGCAATCCCGAAAGGCAGTGGGGGGGGTTGAGAGCTGAGTAGGGGTTGCGGATTCAATTTCACGAACATGGACATCCAAACAGCACAACAATGGATCGTAGGCATGGGAGGGCTGGTGATTGTCACCACGTTCCTTGCGTGCACCGCGGTCAGCATCGCACTCCGCCAGGCGGAGGCTTACCGAAAATCCGCCGAATACTGGCGGGAGGAAGCAAGGAGGCGGCATGGTCGTTAAGGCGTTCACTTTTCACGCGGATTGGCGGGGCATGGCAGTGCAAGCCTCGGCGCTGTGCGGCAAGGCGCGGTTTGGCGCGGCTATACGTAATCCCCACGAAACGGGGAACATTTTCCACGGCCTGTCACGGCACGACGTGTCTGGGTCTGGCTCGGAACGGCGCAGCGATTCACCCACGGCACGGGTGGCAATTTCTAGGTGCGGCTGGGCGACGCGTTGCGCGGCATGCCGTGGCGCGGCGGGGCAAAACGTCACCCGCACGGAACGCGGGATAATTTCCAAGGATCGGCGCGGCACGCCATGGCCAGCTCAGGCTGGGCCTTCCTATACGCACCCTAGAGCGGCATCTAGGGCAATTTACACGGCGGGGATTTGCGAGGCCAGCCACGGCGTGGCAAGGCATTACGCTGCCGGGGGCGGTAATCCCGGACACTTTCCCAAGCACCAAGAAGCACCCGCTACACGCGGGGCAACGGTCCACGGGATGACATAGGAAACATGAAGACACTGAAACTGAAGATGACCGGAATCCGACCACTCGTCCTACACAACGGACTTATGGCGGACCCAACCAACCCGTTCACGATTGCCATCAAGCGCATCACGTCGAAGGGGTCGAAGAAGATGACGACCAGCGACTACGCGGAGCGCGACCGGCTGGAGTGGGAGGCGGGCCTATACTGGTCCAGCGAGGCGGGCGGAATCGTCATTCCGTCTGACAACATCGAGCGCTGCCTTCAGGAGGGCGCGAAGAAGTCGAGGCTCGGAAAGGACTTTGCCGCCGCCGTGTTCGTCTCCGAGCCAGAGGTCGCCTTGGGGCACCGCATGGCCGGGAAGTCGAAGGAGGAGATTTTCGCCAACCCTGCTTACACGCTCCGAAAGGGGGTCAAGGTCCAGCTTTCCCGCATCATCCGCATTCGGCCGATGATCCCTACAGGGTGGAGCCTCACCTGCACCGTGGAGTTCGACGAGTCGATCGTGAACCGCCAGGCGGTAATCGACGCCGCAACCGAGGCCGGAAGCATCATCGGGCTTGGCGATTGGCGTCCCAAATTCGGCCGCTTCACCGTGGAGGTTCTGTGACTGGCGACGCTCGCAAACTTCCACTCTGGAAAAGCTGGCTGGAGGCAAACGAAAGCCGGCTGGCCTATGGCGCTCAGTTCACGTCGAAGGAACTAACTGAGTACCTTGGAATGACCGAGGAAGACCTTCAGTTCGCGATGTCTATTCACCACATCCGGAAGGCTCTTCGCAGGAAAGGCATGAACTTCACAGCTCGCGGTCAGTACGGCGCGGGCTACGTCATCGCGCAGCCTGGAACCAATCACGCGGAGATGCGTCGGATGGCAAATGTGGCTGCTAGCGCGATGCGTGAGGGTGTTGTCCTTGGAACGTCCACGCCGCTTGATATGCTCACCGAAGAAGAGCGAAGGATTCACGAGTCACTAACGGAGAAGATGGCAACTCGTCTTGCTCTAATCAGCCGCAGATCTTCAGTAAAGACGCTGGAGGGCTGTCATGATTGAACTCTGCCAGTGGCTCCTCTTCATCGGTGCAAACGCGCTGGTGATCTACGTCGCAACGCGTCGGTCGGAGAACGTCAGGCGCAATTCGTTCAAGCATTTTCTGCCCATCGGGGGCGCGTTTAGAAGGGTCAAATAATATGCAACTCGCACCAATCAATCAGTCAACGTCAGCCGCTCTGGCCGTCGCGAATACCCGCGCAATCGAAGCGTTTGGCAAGGCCAACGCCGGAAACATCACCGCGGCCCTTGAGGTCGCGGAAGCCGTCCAGGACCTTCGCCGGATGTTCGACGATCCCGGCATTCAGAGCCGCGTGGAGGCGTTGCAAGACACGCCAATCGGATTCAGGACGGACCGCGATCCGAAGGTTAAGAATCGCAAGACTGGGCAACCTAACGAACCATACGGCTACGAGGTGGTGAAGGACTGCGCCATCGAGGCTGGATTGCGCGGGCTCCAGTTGGTGGGTAACCAGTGGAACATCTTGTCCGGTCGGATGTATTGCACGAAGGAGGGCTTCGAGTTCCTGATTCGCGGGCTAAAGGAGATTAGCAACTTCAAGCTGTCTATTGGCATCCCGCAGGACAAAGGCGCGCATTCAATCATCGACTGTGAGGCGGAGTGGTTGAACCAAGGAGTCGCGCAGAGCTTGAAGGCTTCGATTCCGGTCAAGCGTGACGACTACAGCACCGCCGACCAGAGCCTTGGCAAGGCCAAGCGGAAGTTCCTTCAGCGCTGCTATGAGCAGATGACCGGGACAGTCATGCCGGAAGGTGAGGTTGAAGCCGACCCGAAGGCTTTGCCGGTCGCACCTCCGAATCCAGCTACACAGTTCCAGAAGCCTCCCACATTGCAGGAGCAGGTCCGCGACGCCGTGAAAGGACGCGGCGTTAAATGGTCCGAGCTTGAGCCGATCTTGGTCGGTCGCGGCTATATCAAGCAGGGTGACAAGTTGAGCGCGTTGTCCGATGAACATGCTACCGTCGTTCTTCAACTGCTTCCGCAGATGGGGGGTGCGAAGTGACAATCACCGAATTTTGCGACCTGCACGGCGCATGCAGCGAAGGTCGCGCATGGGCACTCGCCAACTGCGCGTCTGTGGAGGACGCGTGGGGGAAGCTGCCGCCGGAATATTTATTTTGGGCCGCGACGCGCGAGGGTGTGCTGACCGAGCGAGAGCTTCGACTTTTCGCCGTTTGGTCCGCTCGTCAGGTCCAGCACCTATTGACCGACCCGCGCAGCTTTGCCGCGCTGGACGTGGCTGAGCGGCACGCGAATGGGGAGGCGACGGATGAGGAGTTATATGCCGCGTGGGATGCCGCGAGGGATGCCGCGTGGGCTGCCGCGTGGGCTGCCGCGAGGGCTGCCGCGTGGGATGCCGCGTGGGATGCCGCGAGGGATGCCGCGAGGGATGCCGCGTGGGCTGCCGCGTGGGCTGCCGCGAGGGATGCCGCGTGGGCTGCCGCGTGGGCTGCCGCGAGGGCTGCCGCGAGGGCTGCCGCGAGGGCTGCCGCGAGGGCTGCCGCGAGGGCTGCCGCGAGGGATGCCGCGATGGCTGCCGCGTGGGATGCCGCGTGGGATGCCGCGAGGGATGCTGCGAGGGATGCCGCGAGGGCTGCCGCGAGGGCTGCCGCGAGGGCTGCCCAAGCTGAGTGGCTTAGAGCAAACACCAAGCCGAACTTTGGAGGTGCGGCATGAACTCCGGCATAATCTACGGCCTTCCCGCCTCCGACTACCACGCCGACCCGGCATGCTCCGCCTCCGCCCTGCGCGTGATCCACAACCGCACGCCACATCACTTGGCGATGGAGCGCAAGAAGCCCAAGAAACAGACGCGGGAGATGATTCTGGGCACGCTGATTCACGATGCCGTCTTGGAGCCTGAGAAGCCCAAGACGTGGATTAGGACGCCCAAGGAAATCATCGTCCCTGCGAGCTATAAGCCGTCCAAGAAAGACGGTCCGAAGCCTGGAGACGTTGTGCCGTGGAATCTTCGGTTTTCGTTCTGTCAGGATTGGCGCGACGAGGTGGAGCGCGAAGGCGTGACGCTTCTAACCGACGAAGAAGCCGACGAGATTCAGCGAGCGGTCGAAGGCATCGCTGCGAATCCGGAAGCCGCTGAGTTGCTCTCAAACACAAAGCGCGAGGTTTCGTTGTTCTGGTCGTTGGCTGGCGGAACGCGATGCAAGGCGCGGCTGGACGCTCTCGGAGACGCGAAGATTCCAGACCTCAAAACCACGGACGACGCATCGGAAGATGGCTTTCAGCGTCACGCGATCAAGATGGGATACCATTTGCAAGCCGCGTGGTACTGCGATGCTGCCACGCTGTTGACGGACACCGAGTACACGTCGTTTTCGTTCGTCGCATATGAGCGGGAGTCAGGACTTGTAAAGGTTCACCACGCCACACCTGCGCTGCTTGAATACGGGCGGGCGTGCTACAAGGCCGCGCTGGAGCGCTATGTGCGTTGCGAACAATCAGGAGTGTGGGAAGGCTATGGAAACGCGTGCGAGTTTGACGTGCCGCGATGGGTGAAAGGGGTGTTGTGAGATACATGATGAAGGCGAGAGGCGACGACAAAAGCGAAATGATCCTGTCGTCAGATGACTACAGAAAGGACGTGGTTGAGCTTGGCGCGGAGACCGTTAGCGAATGGGTTGACGTGGTGATTGAGGTCTGGACGCAGGTGGACGGATCGCCGAGGGAATTGGTCTCAAGCTGGCAGCAAGGGATGAAGATTTCATGAGATACTCAATACAGGCAGTCAGCGAAGAAGGTGCACACGTCGAGTTGCATCAGTGCGAGCAGGATTCCATGGGTGCGGCGGCGATGCTGTCGTCGCTCTGCCCACTCGCATTCATCCATGTCTATATTAGGGAGCCGTTCCAAATGCCGGGCGGGCAGGTTGGCGACATGAGGCATAGGTTGAGTTTGATCGCGCAGTTCAGAGGTGGGGAGGAAGTGAAATGAGCGACCATATTGCCGACGCCGGGAAAATGGTGTGTCCACATTGCGGAGAGCGATCCAACAAAGGGCCCAAGCACGTAGAGGGGTGGATGTGCGGCTCCAACGCTTGGGGTCAAAGAACGTCCTATTGCATCCACCGCGAACCGCTCTGGCGCGAACTCACCGTTCTCCGCACCGCCAACGCCGCGCTTGTGGATAAAGTTGAGCGTCTCCAAGCTTGGAAGGATTCATGGCTGAAAATTGAATCTGAGTGGGACGCTCACTCGGTCGCCGTCATGCTTGGCGGCAAGGTTGGCGAGTCAACGCGAGCCGTCATTGCGCGGGAGGTGCCGAGGCTTGTGGAGCGGGTGAAGCGGTTGGAGGAGGCGGGAGATTGCCAGCGCAGCGCAAACGCCACGGCAGACGACGACATCCGAGAGCACTTGCAAGTTGCCAACTACAACCTGCACGGGCTCCTAAACACCG